AGTTTAGCGTCAATGTCGTCCCTAACTTCTTCTGCCATAGCACCGGGAGGTACATCGTTACCAGAAACTGGATCGACTGTGCCACCCTCTTGCATGACACCGCCCTCGGCAAACAGTTTATACATTTCATTTAGCATTGATTTCTTCCTTCAAATACTTTAGCTGACGTAGTGCAACTATTGCACCTTGTGCTTTAAACACGTCAGACATCTCAGTCGTTTGTTCCAGCTTGCGTTGGTGTTGCTCAATATCATAATCAAGCTTCTCAACAAAGGCTTCCCACAAATGAGGACTGTTCAACATACCTTTAAGCTTTGGCAGAAACGGCTTATCCATCATTACATCCCCGGCATCTGTGGAGGTGCAGCGCTAAAGCCTTGCTCACCCGGTACAGGGGCAGCACCAATACCGATGTTGCCACCACCACCGCCTGTCATGTCTGCAACACCGGGAGGACCGCCAGCACCCGGTATAGGTGGAGCACCAGCGGCTGGAGCGCCAGCGGGTGCAGCAGGCGGTGCCATCAACGCTGCCTGACGAGCAGCCTCATCCATATTGTTTGTAACTTTGTCTTCGTCAAGGTTCATTGACTTAGCAATCTCACGGATGATGTAGGGCATCTTAGCGAATGGCATAAGAGCAGGATTGCTAACAATCTGCAAGAACTGCATAAGGCGTTGACTACGCACTTCATTAGCCATCAACGATTCTGTGCCACGAGCATTAACTTCCAAGTCGCCTCTGATTTCTGGATCGAAATCAAATTGCATGTTAAAGCTGAAGAAAGATTTACCGAGTGGTGCCAGCAAGTAGTCATCAACGTTTTTGATAACAGTCTTAATTGAACCGCTGGCAGCATTCATCAACATCGAAATACCAGAAGCTGTACGACCAACACCACTCACACCAGTTTGACCGTGAGCAAACGAGGGCATACCTGTTGATTCATCGGAAAGCTGACGAGCCTTGTCGAACAACTGAAGGTTTTCCTGCGATACGTTAGGAAACTTTGTACCAAACAAGCTTTGACCGGGAGCGCCACCTTGACGACGAAACACTTTGCCGGGATATACACTCATGTCTTGACCGGGTACAAGGTTGGTTTCATCAATCTCAAACACCAAGTTACCAGACAACACAGCATTATCAACAGCCATACGCATGAAACCATTCATCAGCGTCTGTGTATCATCCATGTTTTCTGCAACACCAATACCAGCAAGACTATATGGATTGAGTTCATAAGGTACGGCATAGTATGGAATGTTTGAAGGCTTAAAAGGATTCAAAACTAAACGAAGAATCTTACCGTTGCAATACCAGATATTTGCTTGCAACTCACCCACATCTTCTAACTCTTTAGGAATATCAACTTCATTTTCAATGAGCATATCAACATCAACATTACCCCAATACTCAAGCACTTCAAAACGATCAACACCATAATTTAAAGAATAATCTTTGATGGTATCTTCCCAATACTTTTTCGAGTATCCTTCGCCACCAGCAATGATGTCGTCGATAACGTTCTTACGGAAATAAGGACGGTTCTTCAGTTGACGAAGTTGAGTACGTGACATCTTGTGTCGCTCAATAACATATTGGCATTCGTCTGTGTTATTTGCATCAGGGTCCCAATAGAAGTTCCAGATAGAAACGTGAGAACCTTCTGGTACTGTTTTAATAACGGGAGAATATACACCGTCTTCTTTCCAGTTTGGATATTCTTTATTGACAGCGAATGGACCCTTCATTACACCTGTACCAAACAATGACATTTCAAAGCTTGTAGCGCGGAGATGTTTATTCATATTGCTTTCATCAAGCTGATCATGAATCTTCTTCTCCATCTTCTTAGCTGCCACCATAGCAGGACTAAATGTTATAGAAGTAGGTGTTTGTCCCGGCCCTTTTTTCAAACCGGGAACATCTTTCAAGTCATTCTTCAACGCACCCAACATCTCTTCAAGATTGTCGAGGTCAAAGTCTTTACCGATATTAGCGCCACCTTCTTCACCGAAAGGAATGGTTGGTGCAGACTCTGGAGCTTTTGGATCAAAGTGAACAGAATCCAACACACCTTCAGGCAACACAGACGGGTCAATGCTCAATGGAAATTTGTTGTTAGAAAACAACACATCAATGATTTGCCCATATGCAGCTAACACTTTAGTCTTTGTCACCTTCACAAACACACGCGACTTCTCTGTTGCTGTGAATTGCATATCGGGACCGTAGAGGCCACGATAGTTGCGGTAAGCACGAAGCCAACGTGTCTCATCAGTTCGACGACTTTCTTCAGAACGAGTATATCGTTGATTAACGAAGGCGATTAGACCACCAGCCTTGAAGGTATCTTCAGTTTTTGAGGAATCGTCCAAGACAATATTCTTGTCGCTTTGTGGTTTGTCAATTAGTGCCATAGTTTTCCGTAAAGATGTTGCAGAGGTATAACATTGAACCTCTTAGTAGTAAATGTTTCAATATCCAAACACAGGGTCTGCTATCTTCATTCCCGATGATTGTGAAGCAGGATCAAAATCAAACAATCCACTACGTGGACGGCTCATTACACCATAACGCAACGCATCATATGTGTGATCATTGCTTACTTTGGTGTTAATGTCTTCGTTGTTTGTCTTATCAATTGGTAAAGTTGGTAAGTCTGCAATGATTTGTGTACATGTATTGAAGAACACCATGCGAGGCTCTTCAGTATATTGATCAACCTGTAGACGGCGGTGTATTTCGTTCTTACCAGCCACCCTACTACCAGCAGAACGATCAGCGGGTCGCCATCTACACCCCTTCATGATCATTCTTTCAGCAATAGAGGGTCCAGTGTCACCACGTTTGTGCCAACATGAGCTATCCAACACACCATAACGTATTTTTTCACCGTCTTCTGCGTTCAATATCATCATAGCAAGGTCTTCTGCCAGCACTTTGCTGACATAAAGCTCTCTATAGACCACCACGCTGTCATCTGGTGCTACAGCAAACCACAATACAGCGCTATAGCTACCATATCCGTAGTCAGCAGACCTAAAACGGGGCCAACTTGATGGAATAGTGAACGGGTCTACTACGTGAATAGCCCTATTGAACTCCGAAAACGCTGCACCTTCAGCAACATCCCAGTTTCCCTCAAGCAATTGCTTACGTTGGTGCTCTGGTAGAGACAACAACATGGTTTCATAGTCACCAGACTCAGCCAAATAGGGATTGTCTGCCAACCTAGCCGATATAAACTTGCGTTTGAACAGAGGCAAGCCTTCTTTGCTGTGTCCTTTAGGATAGATTAGCGTCTGTCCTGTCTCAATATCGGTAGCATAGAAGCTCTTACCGGGCGGTGAAGGGACAATAAACATCTTCCTGACCCATTGATGACCGGGACCACCGGGGTTGGTGGTAGCTCTCATGAACACAGGCAGGTCAGGTGCTGCTGTACGCAGACGAGAACGCATGTAGTTGTAGGCAAACGGTGTAGGCCACTGTGTCAACTCGTCCCAAGCGATGTATGAGAACGACAAACCCTGATAACGCATAACATCTTCGTCACGGTCAAGGTAGGACATCCACAGCTTGCCACCACTTGGGTGCTGCCATTGCATCTTACGCTCACTCCACTTGATGCCGGGATATATCTTTGGATACAACTCTTGCGATTTCCAAATGAGTTCACGTAGTTCTTCTGTGGTGTGTCGAAGAATCAAACCAGAAAATTGAGGATGAGCCATGTAGCGCAGAGGGTCAGCAAGAATGGCATAGCTCTTACCACCACCTGCTGCACCACCATACAACACTTCACGCTCTGGAGCAGCTAGGAAGGATGTCTGAGGACCGGGGTTGGGTTTGAATATGATGTTCTCATACTCAACAGGTTCAGCTATCGGCGCTTCTGTCGGGGAAGGTGGCGCTAAGTTGGACGAATCGATCACTACCGAAGAAGCTGTCTTGTCCGGTGCCTGTTCTTTTTTCGTACTCTTGCGCTTTCTTAAGGGCTTTTTCGTACCTGTCGGCAAGCTCTCGATAAGTAGAGGACTTACGTCTTTGGGACTGTTCACTCTTAATCCTCTTCATTAAACCAACATGACTTATTTCTCTACCAGTCACAGTAGTGAGCCAAGCCGATACCTGCCTCAAGCTGTATTGCTTCAGATGCTTCTTAGCTTTCTCCAGCGCCTCTATCTCTAAAGCTACAGGAACAAGCCAGCCATCATCGGCTTCATCAACTACATAACCAAAAGGTATAGTTCTTCCCAATCGTGGTATCTTAACATACTCTTTAGCATCTTTGGGCTGTGGCAGTATGAAGACACCTAGACCAAAATCATAGTCTGTTGTAACAACATCTGTTGTCATTCTTCTTCGCGTTCCTTAGCAGGCAATATCATGACACCGCCTGTGTTGCTCTCTACTTGCACCTTCTCGGTCTTCACCAATCCAGCACGGTCAAGCAAGTCTTTGGCGGCTGACATCTTCTCTTTGAGGCCAAGCTCTGTAGGATCGTCAATGGCATTGATCATAGCCACCGCAGCCTTTGGAGCCGCCATAGCAATGTAAAGCTGTGTAGCTTCAATGATTTCTTCCTTCAATGAGTTGGTGAGTTGTCTGCGGCTATAGCCTTCAGAGAACCCCGCCATCTTCATAGCTTGGTTGATGTTGCCATTGGCTTCAGCAAACAACACCTCAAGGAATCGTTTCTGTTGTTCTGTTAGTTCTTTTTTAGACATTGTTATGTTGTTTGTGTAGGTTCAAAATATTCTTCAATGGTGATTGTGGCATCCATAGTTGAACCAGTTTCGGGTGTTACAAGGACAGTGTCACCGGGATTGAGAACAAGGTAG